TAGTAAACGAATTAAAGGCGCTTAATAGAAGGCTTGAAGAGTTTATTATTAAATAATTTTAATTATAATGTAAGTCTCTAAAAAATCTTAAAGCCCCTACACCAATCAAAATTAAACCTAGCCACGTCTCAAAATGAATTGAAACAATGACACCTAAAAACATCAACGCAAAACTTAACGCAAATGTTATACTTAATAGAACAGCATTAAACATTATCGTAATACCTTCCATTTTGTTTTAGTAACTTTAGATTTAAAAAAGTCATATTTAAAGTTGCTACACATATACATTATATAATCATAACCACCGTCTATTATTCTAGTTTCAGAAAATGCTTTTTTCTTAATTGCATTTTCAAAACACTTTTTAGGGTCATCATTAAAAATAGATTTTAAATGACTAGCCCCTTTAAAGTTTAGATTACTCAATTTACAAGTATCATTATTTGGTACTTTTATATTTCCGTCTTCATTTATTAGATATAGATTTGTCATATGTTTTTCCTTTTGTAGTTATTAAAAAATATCAAGCCTTCAATTAAACGCCTTTAATCGTTTTAAGCATATTGATTAATTTGAATTAAAAGAATTACATAGATTGACATTTTAACGAATTAAAAAAACTAAAACTTTGAGCCAGTCAAATTAAATTGCTTTTGAGGTTTTACAAATTGTCTTTTAAACAATTAAACGGTTATCGTTTTCTCAAGTCCTAAAACCAGTATATAACTTTTAATCTCTTTTTAGTTATTCCTATAGGCACATTTAATTAATAAACTAAACCGTTAACGAATACAACCCCTTAATGGAATTAATGCAAAAAAGCCTTATTTTAAGCCATTTTTTTAAAATGCCAAAAAAGCTCAGATTTTGCTTAAAAACCAAAAAATAGGCTAATTTGACTAAATCAACCAAAATAAAAACGCCATAGAGCAACGCACAGAGCCTTTAAGCCTTCAACGTGACCTATACCACCCTTTAAAAATTTAGTTATTTCTAGAATTAATTTAAAAATAAAAGAATTAATAAAAGTAATAATAAAAGAATATTTAAAAGTAATTATTAAAAATAAATAAAAAGAATAATTAAAAGAATAAATAAAAGTTAATCTAAAAGAATAATTAAAAGTTAATCTAAAAGTTTAAATAAATAATTAAATGTTAATCTTTAAGTTTAAATAAAAAGAAAAAAAAATAGACCCCACTAGAAGAGTAAACGCAAAATAAAACTAAAAGAACATTAAAGAACATTAACCAACGGTTATAACAACCGATAAAAAAGCCTTAAAACCCTATAGAAATCAACGACCTGGAAATAGAACAAAACAAGAACAAAAAATGCCATGGGGGACAATTCGCACCCCTAGTATAGTGATACCCTCTCGGATTTTTTTACCAAAATCTTACGGATTAGCCTAAAGATTAGCAATGGTATGTAACCTAACAGTATTATCTCTGGTAATGTCATGTACTTCCTTTCATAATGGTTAATGGGTGGGTAGGTTTCATATTTAACCTACTTAAAGACACTTTATGTTCACATTAAGGTTACATATAGGTGACTTTCTACCCCCTAGTTCTAATAAGGGTACTAATTAAACCACCTTGAATTACTTGGCTTTCTACCAACTGCATTTTCCATAAATCTATCTAAATCTTTTTGCAATAAGTCATTCTTATGCTCATTAAACGATAACTCTTGGTCTCTGTCCATTCTCTCTACCCAGTAATTTACTGCAATAGATAAAGCGTCTAGTTGGTCATCATGTCTAATAGAACCTTTGTCTTTAGTAATACGAGTCATTTGCTTAAACAATTGGTGGTCCAGGTCTAACTTAAAGTCATCTTTAATTAATTCTTGGCTAACAACTAGTCTATGTTGGTTCATAACAGGCTCTAGAGTGTCTATAATACGTAGTTCTTTCTGTTTTGAGTGTCTTACCTCCTCGATTGAACAAGGGTGTATACGAGCCATTATGGGCTTTAGAAGGGCTGTTGCCATTCCATCACCAAAGTTAGACTCAATTACTACATAGTTAACCTTTTGGTGTTTAGCTATTGTACTAAGCTCTTCAAGCGTACTGTCACTATAACCACCTATAAGTCCACCACAAGCTGTTACGTATAAAATACCATGAAGCATTTTAACTACAGCAAAGCCTGTTCTGTCAGCACCACGTCCTGCAGGGTCAATTGCCATAACTGAACCTTCAAATGGTGCGTATTCTTCGGACATATACATAGGTGCAACGTAATAGTCACCTTTAAGTCCGACATTAGGCAGCTCACTGTCTATATTCTTAATTTGGTCTGTAGAAGAAGCCCATTGTATCTTTGCAGGGGCTTCCTTCCATGTAGATAAACCAGATACGACAATTAAGTCGTTAAGTTTAAGTGGATATTTTTCTAAATCACTTAGAGTTGTATCTAACATAAACTGTAATGCAAAACCACTACGACCATAAGAAGCTTGACGTTCCATTAAGTCTACTTCATCAAATCTTTGTGGGTCTGTAGGTTTACCTTCTAACTTTTTATCTTTCTTTAACGCTTCAGTTATTGTTGGTGCTAGTTTACTACCTAAATTAATCTGCTGCGTTGGTGTAGGATATAAAGCCGTCCATACTCTTGTTTGAAATCCTCTTTCTTCCAAGTCATTGTACAAACTCATTTCTGTCTGAGGTGTACCTAGGAATACAATACGTCCTACTTCAGGTTTGATGATAGCGTCAAATTCTTTTACGGTCTCACCAAGTCTGTCCCTCATTAATTGTGTTTGAGAGTTATTAGCTGACTCCACGTCATCTGCGATAATTAAATCAGCACGTGAACCAGTCAATTGCGATGTAACACCTAAAGATTTAACTGAAGGTGCGTGTGACGCTCTAGCCGGTGCTACGTCAAAAGAAACTTTAGAATGACGTTGGTCATCCCTAGGTTTTAAATGATGTAACAAAGGCATTTCACTTATAAGTCTTTGTGTAAATGTACTAAAGTCATCTGCTCTGTTTTTACTTGCAGATACAACTAGAATATTTCTTTGAGGGTTAAGTAAAAGTTGATGACATACAAAAGCTGATGTAATCCAAGATTTACCTACTCCTCTAAAAGCTTCTATTACTATACGTTTAGAACCATTTTGCAGATAATCTGCTATATCGTATTGTATAGGTGTTGGGTTGGGAAGATTTAAGTGTTGCCAAGCTAGATATAAAAAATTTTTAAAGTTTTTTACACTTGGCTCTATTTGTGGTGTTTTTTTATTCATAATTAAACCAATTATAACAAGCGTAGACGGATAGACCTAAATACATACACTCCATAAGAGTTCTTGGTTTGTCCTGGTCCTTAAAAGATATTATAATCCATATAGAGCAAGATATTGCGCCTATAAACCATCCAAACCATTGTAATCGTAGTATTGTGCTAGATAATATTCCTACTGACATTGCAGCTAGAATAAATCCTATCCATCGAATGTTATTTTTCGTCAAATGGTAAATCGTCTGTGATACTGTTCTTAGGTTGTTCATCTACTTCCACTCCATAAGTTTTGCAAGTATCTAAACAAACCTTTAATTCACTAGCTGTTAACTTGTCTCCACTTGTTAACATCTCGTATGCTTTATCTACTAAAAGTTTTGGTAGAACTTTAGTTTTAGCTTCAAACGAATTTGGCTTGTCAGACATTATATTGCTAGTAATATTATTGACCAAACAACAAAAGCTATAACTTTTCTTTTGTTATCTTTAATCCAAGTTACAAAATGGTTTTTCCATTGTGTAGGTGTTTCTCCGTATATAATCATTTATTTGTTCTCCATTAATCTGTCCATGTGATTGTAAATTCTTCCTATTTGTTTATCTATTGACATAATTTCTTCTGTTAACATACCGATATGAACCTCTAATTGAATAATAGTCATCAAAGCCCAACTAGATAATCCTAACAAGATAGTTCCCAATAGACCTATTAACATTGTGTTATGTTCTTTTTTCATTCTGCAATCTTACCTTTATTAATACCTTTTTTAATTACATACTTCTGAGTACCATTAGCGCCATAATTAACTTCTTTTTTAAGATATTTTGTAAGATTCATTTCTTTTAATTTTTTTTCTGCGTGTTGTTTATAAGACTCTAAAATTTTAGTATCTCTCATTTTCGTTTCATTAAGTCGACACCTTTAAGACCATAAATTGAGCCAACTACTCCTATGAATAATCCCTGATACCAAAAAGGCATATTAGAAAAATACTCAAAGAAAATATCTAGTTTAGCACGTATGTCAGGGTCGTCAGAGAAAACAGAATAAGCCAATAGAATAATAGGAATGGATATAAGAACCAAGACGAATTCATCTTTCCAACCATTATCATTACTAGCGATAATAGCTTTCTTATATTCGACTTCACCTTTGACCATCCTTTCTACATGGTTTCTCTCTGCTACTGCTTCAAGTTGCTTTGTTTCTTTTTTTGTTTGATAAATGTTTGCTGCTGTTTTAACACCAAACGTTAATAATTTTAATATTGGTAATCCCATTATATATTCTCCACTTTAATCCCACGGCATTCAAATTTAATAACGATTTTGTTTTCGTTTATATATTCTTTGTCCCATTCTAAATTTTCTTCTAATTGTTTAAATGTAGTTTGAGCAACTGCATATCCATTCATGACGCAATCGTAATGATTATTAAATTGATAACCTGCGTATGTATGAGAAGGACATTGTCCAGTATTCATGCTGCACATATACAGCACTAATAAATATTTCATTTAAATTGAAAGAACCCTATAATACCAACAATTAATGTTCCAAGTGCAAGGATAACTTTAAGTCCACCTTTACCCATAG